CAGGTAACAACACCCTCCTTGTAGTTTAAAGAACTGGTTCTTCAGGCCAGTGAGCATTAACTTACGAAAATGCTCCGCTACTTACTTACAAGTATTTAATTGGTTTTCAAATATGAAAAATATGAACGAGTATAAACTCTTTCAAAGCGCCTGGAAGCTAATCTGTGCAGTGTCTGCGATACACGTAAGTGAACCCGCAGCACCAACCATCGTGACCAACGCACGCACAGTATCAGCTCCGCTGCAACTAATGACTCCGCGAACAACAACATTTTGTATTGCGGATCCACCAGTCACCAACTCAACTTGTGACTTGCACGGAGTAACAAGTGATGCACTGTTTTTTTGCAACTCAAGAGTGCCGGTCCAAAGCTCGTCGGTACCGTCACTCAAAGAAGCATTCACACACACCAGGTAATTTCCTGCTGGGGGCGTGAAAACACCAGCAGCAGACGGGGCACCCACAGGGATGCCATCCGCCTCTGCCGTGTCAAAAACAATGGCCTTCGCAACAGTAGTGGCGAAGGTAGTTGCAGCATGCTGTGTATAAACAGCAACAGTCGTCTGAGGAATCAGACCGCCTTGCGCAGGATTCAAGAGCGTAGGCTTGGTGCAGCGGAAGTTGTAACGAGCATGAAGTTCGCCAACTAAACCGCCACCAGCTTGACCAATAGTGCAAACCCACAGGTTTCCACCATCGAACGTCTTAATGTCCTCGTCAGCAGGAGCAGGGCCAGTACGAATGTACTTGCTATCTGCCTTGTTAACGCAAGAAGCATCAAGGCGGAGACGAATGACATTGTAAGGCATGGCATCCTCAACATGCATTATCTCCACCTGCTGCTTTGTGGTTGGGGCGGGGTTACCGGCATTGTAATCCATTGCAAGAATCACCTTACCGGTACTCCCTTGACCAGCGAACTGAGATACTTCAGGCTTGAAGTAAAATTCACAATTCACCATCTTCCACTCAGAATACAAAGCCGCCTTAATCGCTCCTTTAGGGAACGTTGCGGCCAGACCAGGCTGCACTGCGAACTTCGTGGCCGCAAATGCAACAGATCCATTAATATCCTGAATGTACTCATCGAACGTAACATTCTCTCCTAAGAAAGATTCACGTCCGCGGTTCCTCAACCCAGGGGCAAGGTCGGTCTGAACTCGTTCAGCCGGGTTTTTAGGGATGACCCGGATCATCCTTGGCCGAGCAGGTACTGCGGGCAACGGTCTGCCAGCAAGCTTCCTCTCTGCCCTGCTGTAGTTTTGCATGCCGCTCTTCGCAAGCGCTTTGTCTCGTTGAGACTGCGCTTGGCGTTGGGCTTGCGTGGGTTTCTGCATCTAAAATTCTCGTGCTGACACACCGAAACGATGTTATTCAAAGTTATACCGCTGATAATTTCACCTAGGACGGTACACATAAGCGAGGTCGGGAAAAAGCAACCCTCTCGCTCCACACGAAAATGTAAATCACAGATCTGCTTCTCGGACAAACGAGCTTGCAACATTGATCGGATACTAGGCGTGACTTCTATCTTTTTGAGATATCCATCCAAACGCTCTTCTAACTCGTCAAAATCAATCTTCCAAGGCCATAAGCACAAGCGCAGCCCCAACAAATGCAAGACACAGCACTCCTCCCAAGAGAACTCCGGATTCACCTTAACCCAGTTAATAGAAGCCATTAGCTTCGCCCTATTACCTGCAGCAACAAGAACATCACCAACTCGTGGCACATGTCTTTCGCGCAGGTGATGGCTCAAGAAATTGATATCGCGTGCAACACGTGGCTCAGCACAGTCGAATGAAATCATCACTCCGTACTGCGCAAGATACGCCTGCAACTCAACAATACCAACTTTCTCACTATCAATTGAGAGAGCAAGATCGTCACCATTAACTAATAGTCGACAAACTTCCTCAAACGGCAACCCTGTCAGAGTTTCTATAGCTTCAGCTACAGTTAGCCAAAAATATAGAGAATTATCCATCCCAGTATTTTCCCAACCACTCTTGTTGTGCAACAAGCGATGAACGACGCCACAGGCAATAGCACTGCCTGCATAAACGTCATCATACAACTTATTGACCGCAACATGGTAGTTGACTGGTAAGAAAGCTTTTCGGAGATCCCGAATAACACGCGCAACACTAAGATTAAAGCGTTGATCACAGCCATCACCGTCAGCGTCGAAGCAATTTTTCTTCTTGCCCAACGACAACACGGTTGACACAAACTGTTGACCAGGAACGCTAACCCCAATAGTCACTGGGTGCTGTCCGAGAGTATCCATCAGCTTCTCATTTTGAATTCCAAACAACATTTTGGAAGACAAAAGATGGACAAAACCAGAAGCATTGAAGGCTCGCGTCTTCTCTGCTTCCACTCTGTCTCTAGTTCTCAATTCGTCCTTCAGCGTCAAGGTGAACGGGAGCCATTCATCCGCGCCAGCCAATAAGGCTCGCACCTTCTCCTCTAGTAAACCAGCATCCTGAATCAAGCAATCATACTTGTCAGAGGTCCAATAATACCAGGGGAAACCAGCACTTTTCGCGAGGTTGCAAACACGCAACGCCTCCTCGTAAACACGTACGTTCTCACCAAACCATATTCCTTGAAGGTTCTTCAAACCAAAAGCCATCATCCAAGCCAGTTTTTCAGGCGGATAAGACTTCAAGGGATCGGATGCTTTCGCACATGACTTAGCTAAGGCAGCCTCGGTCATAGCACTGGGCAGATACGAATCATCTTGGTTGTCACCACTCCAAGGAGCAGCAACAAAGTGGGACTTCGCAACGGGTCTATACTGAACGAACCCAATAACCTGGAGATTCTTAATCACCACAGGACTAGGTTTGCACACCGGGATGTGATAAAATCGACACCCGATGTGCTCGGTCAGTTTTTTCGCTGAAGGGCAAGGAAACCATCGGTAATAGGCACACCGAGATTATCCTTGTTCTTCTTCCCCGCTGAAAAGTGGATAGCAACAACTTGTCCGTCAACAGACAGATAAGGACCTCCGCAGTCACCAGGCTCGGTGCTGCAAGTATTTCTCATCTGCTTGCCAGTGGCTCCTGCCTCCATAGCCTTAACAACTACACCAGGACAGAAAGCACCCTTACGGTTAATGAAACCAACTTTCTGAGAATCCTCAGGAACAGCGAACTTCTTCTTCGCCAATCCAGTCGGACAACCATCATACTTGTCGATTACCATCAAGTCATCGTTTCCACACTCGTCTCCACGATAAAGGACTTTGGTCTTTGCGTGAATCTTACCAGCAAAAGCAATCGAATCGCATGAATCAAACACATGCTTATTGATCAGAATGCCTAACCAGCAGGACAACACTTGAGCAATGGCCTGACCGTCTTTAAGTGCAACACCAAGACAGTGCTTAATTGGAGCTTGGTCATACTGAGGTGAACCAGCAACCAAGGCCTCATCACCGTCCTTCTTCTTCTTAAAAAGGGAACGATCAGGCTTTGGCGGAATAGCTGGGGGAGTCTTAGCTAACTTCTTAGCCAACGCAGCGGCCTTATCCTTCTCGGATTGCGCCTTACGTTGAGCTACAGAAAGCTTACTCATCTCAGAATCAACGAACTTCTTATGTTCGTCCTCAGGAGTACACGGCACATTAAGGGTTGTCTTCTTCTTACAATCCTTATGATGAATGCATTCCTTGTGACCACACTCACCGGATTGAGGGCACGTTGCAGCACTATGACCATAGGCACCACAGTAAGAACATTTCTCCTTAGGAGCATTCGTCTCACTGGATTCAACCTGAATATCAAAGTCCACAATTGTACCATCATCTTCGATGACACTCCACTGCCAACGACCGGGGGGTAATGCGCTCATGTCACCTGGTGCTTGAACTTTAACACCATCGTGCATGATACTCATCAACCTGTCGGCAGCATCATAGAAGACAAAATGGCGCTTCTTGCCATTCGGTCCTTTACGATGACGACCATTGGGCGTCGGTCTCCTATTGCCTTTGTTCTTGCCACGGTTACCACCACGACCCTTCTCAGCAGACTCATCGTCATCATCAGACAACAAACGCGTCGCATGGAAAAAGATGTAGAGAGCAACTCCTACAGCAACAGCAACAAGGAACCAACCTAACTTGGGCAAATGCTCAACGAATACCTTCTTCAGGCCTCCCATCAAGCAATACAACCGGGCCATAAATGTGAATTCATCATCGATGAACTCCATATCCTCTACCGGGAGAACAGTAGGCTTAAGATTAATCGCTTCCGTTTCACAGTCGCAATCACTTTGGCTTTTACCATCCTTCTTCGAGGAACAATCCCATTTGTGGACAACTCCCACAAAGGAAACATTCTGGGGACCAATTGATGCACCAAGACCAGAGTTTTTAGACACTTCGTCTTCTTTCGTCGCAAATAACCCAGCGAGGGTCTTCACAAGATCGACAACAATGCTAACACCTTGGCTTTTACGCGGATCGAACGAACGGCCAAATTCAGCAAACCCAGCAATAATCCCACCGATCTTCAGACCGGCAGCGATTACCGAAAGGATTGACTCCTTCTCCGCCGCACTCTCCTGAGCACGATTCAAACGACGCTTAAGACCAAAGTACACACCTGTCACCACCAACATGAACAAACCAGTGTCCACATTAGCAAATGCAAATACAGCTAACCAGGTAGCACCATCCTTGGC